GAATCTGGGATCAGGAACTGTTCCGACAGCAAGACTTGGAACAGGAACGGCATCCAGTTCAACAATATTGTACGGAGATAATACTTGGGCAGCAGCTGGTGGTGGAAAAGTTCTTCAGGTACAAAGTACTTGTTTGACTACTACTTGGACATATACAGATCCAAATTGGCAAGACATAACAGGAATGAGTGTTGATATAACCCCAGCAGCCACGGAAAATAAAATATTAGTTTGGGCTGATTTAATTTGGTCTTGTGACGGAGCTGGAGCGCAAAGTTTCAGAATTGTAAGAGACAGTACGGCAATTTCCATAGGAACTAGCACAGGGTCTAGAGTACCAGTGAGTTCAATGAACCCTATTGATACTCACGATGCAATGAATACACATCAAGGCAGTGTGACACATTTAGACTCCCCAAGCAGTACATCCGCGGTAACATACAAATTACAAGCCATTTCAATGCAAAGTGACACAAGTGTAACTTGGTGCGTCAACAGGTCTTTTAGAGATTTAGCTGGCGGGTCAGATGAATATGATACGAGGGGAGCTTCCAACATAACAGTAATGGAGATAGATTACACATAATATGATTAGATATAAATCAATAAGAATAGTGCATCCCACAGTTGTTGAACTAATAGGTGATGCAGACGCAAGAGACATTGACGGAAATTCAGTTGTTTTGGATGAAAGTAAAATTTCAGTTGAAATGGACAGACTCCAAGCAGAGTATGACGCACAGGATTACGCAAGAAAAAGAAAAGCTGAATACCCTTCAATAGAAGAACTCGTTGTCGCTTTATATGACACGGATGACAAGGCAGCCATTGAAGCTAAACGAGCAGAAGTGAAAGCGAAGTATCCTAAATCTTAATGTTTAAACTGGACAACAAGGAATATGACGAAAGCAAGATTTCCGATAAGGGCAAGACCGCACTCTCACGCTTGCAGCAGATTCAAGCCAGCCAGAACAAGATCACATTGGAGTTTGAACACAACAAAATTTTGATAGACCACTACATGACCATCTTGAAGGGGGAGGTTAAATCCAATGCGAAAGATAATGTTTAGCTTGGCGATTCTCTCGGCTCTGAACATGTATGGATGCTCTCTGGGAATGAAACCTGACAAGACTTCGGTGAAAGTTTCCAACACCATGAGTTCCATTGACAAGGCTAATGATGAGAAGGATCAAACGAAAAACTCCCTAACCCTCTCCGTAACACAAGACTTTAAATGGGATTCAAATGAGTGATAAATGCCCTTGCGGTAAGTTAAAGGAAGATTGCACACACCCCAACTGTGAAGGTGAATCATAATGAACGGACTTAAAATATCCTTCGCTGTCGTGGCGTTTGTGCTGATTCAGGGCGTGGCAGTCATTTGGTACGTGAGCAAATTGGATTCTCGGGTCGACCAGATGTACAAAAGCTTCGAAGAAGAGAATAAGAAGGAAGTGATTGAGAATCAGGTCAAAATGAAATTTGATCTGGAAAATTTAATTAAGGAAGTTAATCAATTGAGCAAGGACATGCGTAAGATGCAGTCAAAAGACAAAGAAATAGTAAAACAAAACCGATCAATTGAAAAGCAGCATCGTGATCTGTTTAAATTTTTGGAACAGAATCAAGGAATGAACCAGCAGAACCAGACCAAGAGTGGTGCTTATTCTTATGGT